GGTTGAAATAGTTGAAAGCAAAATTATTGTTGGAGATGGAAAAGTATTGTCGGGAAAGCAAATTGGACAGCAGGAACCGAGGTAAATACAACCAAAATTATTACGGCAGACCCGGTGATAAATGGAAAACTTTCAATGAGTGTCATAAATCCATCCGAAGAAACGGATTTGACAGTGAAAATCTTTGAAACATTAGACGATGTTGACCACTTCATTACTTGGTATACGATACCAAGAAAACAAACGCAACAGGGTTTTGTGATGCAATCTCATGTGAGATATTTGCCTCCATTTGGCTATGGCAATATAAAGATTGTATTGTCAAATGATCAAGCTGTTACAACAGCATTTAAGGCGACAGTAATACTTCAAAAAGTAGATTAGATCCGAAAGGATTTTTTATTTTGTGTTTTACTCTTTTTTAGTATTTGCAGAGTATAAAGAACAAAGAACTCTAACTGGCACTTACCAGTATAAAAAAAGTATAGAGGTTAGGAGGAATAATTATGAATTGGATTCTTGAAATTGTGAAAAGGCACATTAAAGATGGTGTTTTGAACGAAGAGGAACTCGTCAAAGAAATCAACAAAGAGTTTCCCAAGTATGCAGTTCCTAAAGACCAATATAATGCAGTTGCCGAGGTAAAGAAGAACCTTGAAAAAGAAATTACAGATAGGGATGCACAGCTTGAAGAGTTAAAGAAAGTTGATGCAGAAAGTTTGAAAGCTGAAATTGAAAGACTTCAGGGAGAAAACAAGGTGGCTAAAGAAAAATACGAATCGCAATTAAAAGAGTTGCATTGAACAGTGCAATTAAATTGTCACTTGCTGGTAAAGTACATGATGAGGATATTGTTGCAAACCTCATCAAAAAAGACAACTTGGTGCTAAACGAAGACGGCAAAGTGATAGGGCTGGATGAACAAATTGCATCTCTGAAAGAAAGCAAAGCTTTTCTTTTCAAGACGGAAGGCGGAGACCAACAACAGCAACCTGGATTCAAGGTTGGCAACTTACCACCGGATAATCAACAAGCTTTAGATACTGCAATTTCCGCAGCGTTCGGTAATACTTCAAAATAAATTTATAAATAAAAGAAAGGATGATGATATATTATGGCTATAAACTACGCTGAGAGGTTTGAAAGACAAATTCAACAGCAGTTTGCAAGAGAATTAACTTCGTCTGCATTAGACAGTAACAAGCAGTATTCTTTCATTGATGCTAAAACAATAAAAGTTCCAACTATAACTTTGACTGGTTATAAAGACCATTTAAGAGATGGTTCCAAAAATAGAGGGGCTATCAACACCACTTATCAGCCAATGAATCTTGCTCATGATAGGGATATTGAATTCTTTGTAGATGAAATGGATGTTGATGAAACAAATCAGGTTGTAAGTGCTGCAAACATCACAGCAGTATTCAATCAGGAACATGCTATACCAGAATTAGACGCATACAGATACAGCAAGTTATATTCTGAATATGTTGGTAAAGGAGGAATACCAGACACTACTTCATTAACTGCACAGAATATATTAACTGTATTTGATACTATGATGGAAGAAATGGATGAAGCATCTGTTCCTCAGAGTGGTAGAGTATTATACGTTACCCCAAAAATATATACCTTGATTAAAAATGCAGAAAATATTCAAAACGTATTAGACGTAACAGGTGGAGCTGCTAATGTAAATAGAAATGTCAGAAGTTTAGATGAAGTATCCATAGTTACTGTACCATCAGACAGGATGAAAACTTTATATAACTTTACAGAAGGATTTGTACCTGGAACTGAGGCAAAACAAATTAGAATGATACTAGTTCATCCATCAGCTGTAATTGCACCTGTAAAAGTTGCTGACGTGTATCTTTGGAACAAAGGAGAAACTCCTGAAAGTGCTTTTGGATACCTCTATCAAAATAGAATGTATACTGACTTATTCATTATTGATGCAAAAATTGGTGGCGTAAAAATGAACGTTGAAGGCTCGACCACTCAAGCCGACTAGGAGGGATAATTTATGTTTTATGCAGTAAAAGCAAATAGACAGTACAAGATAGAAGAAGATGAAAAGCAGAAATATATCAACCTTGGATATAAGCTTGCCAAACTAGAAAATGGCAAGCTTGTATTCGAAAAGGAGGAAACAGCGGAGTCGAAAGAAATAACAAAGCTGAAAACAAAGATAAAAGAGCTTGAAGCTGAGTTGAAAAAGGCAAAGGAAGAATCAAGACATAAGGGAGAGGGCAAATAAGCTCTCTCCTATTCTTAGAACGGGGGATGAGTGCAGTGGCATATGCAACAAGCGATACATTGAGTGAAGAGGTATTAGAACTTGCTAGTAGCAAGATTGATGAACTCACTTTTAATAGGATACGGGCTATTGGATTTGAGAATCTCACCGAGTTTCAGAAAAGTATAATAAAAAAAGCCAATCTATTACAGGCACAGTATTACGAAGACTACGGTACTGATGTAGAAACTTTGAGTGGCTTTAGTGTTTCAGGCTTAAGCATGAGTTTTGATAATAATAGTTCTACTCCGCATGGTGTTAACCCCGCTGCATATATGCTTTTGAAACAAACTGGGCTAATGAATAGGGTGGTGTGATATGCTGCCAGACAAATTGCCAAAACTTCCCAAAAAACTATTCAATCAAGAATGGACTATATCTATTGACCAAAATGGAATCAGTGAGGATGGTGAACCATTAACTGCAGCAACAGTTACGGCTAAATGTTGGTTTAGTGGCAAAGCGCACCAGGTGATGAACGCAGAGAAGCAAATTATTAGGCTTGAAGGTGTATTAATTGCGTTGGGCGACTTGTTTCCTGAAATACAGGCAATAACAACTGGCACAGCCCGAAAAGGCGAAAATAAATATAAAATATACCGGTGTGAAAGGCCTCTAAATCCCGATGGAACTGTGTATGCTACAGTATTGGAGTTGATGTAGATGAAGGTCAAGGTGAAAATGAATAAGAGTGTGCTGCAGAAACTTTCCAATGCGCAAATTACGGCTTTGGAACAGACGGCAGAAGCAGTTAAAACCGATGTAATTGCAAGTCAAGTAATGCCTTTTGATACAGGTACCATGCAGAACGATGCAACAAGTATTGATACGTCAAAGTCAAAACAAGGTGAAGTTGCTATAAGCGTAGATACACCATATGCAAGGAGGCTGTATTTTCATCCTGAATACAACTTCCGGCAAGATAAAAACCCAAACGCAAAAGGTAGATGGTTTGATGACTGGATAGATGGAAACAAAAAAGATTTTGCGATTAAAGCATTCAAGAAAATATACAAAAGGCTGACAGGAGTGTGATGGTGGTGACATTGAAGGAAATTCGTGATTGGCTTAAACCGCAGATAGCAGACATTACTGCGGCTTACATAGGTAGAATTGATGCATCACAAGAAAAAGTTATCTGTATCTATGGGCGACCATCATCCTCCGGAACAATAGCAATAGGTGGACTTCAAAACACCTCGTCAGAAGTAAAAAGCATTAGCATCTTAGTTCAATGGTCAAAAAATTGCGATATAGCAGAACGGAAGGCACGAAGCATATATGATATTTTTCATGGCGCTCGTGCTGTTATAGACGGTAAAGAGTGCTTTTTTCAAATGAAAAATGATGAACCTGTACTGGTAGGTACAAATGATAACGATATTTACGAGTATGTGATTGATTTAGACATTATCTATATGAAAGGGTGGTAAATATGACTACAATTCTGAGCGGAGTAAATCCTGTTTACGAAATAACATTTGGTGTAAATACACAAGGCAGAGAAGGAACGGGAAGTGTAATTGTTAAAGACACCGAATCTCTTTCTATTAGCATTGATGGAAACGTTGAAGAATGGAATCCATTGGATGCGGGCGGTTGGAGTCGTAGGTTGATGACAGCAAAGAGTATCAGCATTCAGTTGAGTAGCAAGAGGAACTATGGCGACCCAGGCAATGATTATGTTGCATCTCTTGCATGGAAGACGGGGCAAGACTGTAACAGCGTGTTCACTATCAATTTTCCTAACGGTGATAAACTGGTGTTCGATTGCGTGATTAATGTAACTTCGCTTGGTGGAGAATCTACGGCTACCGATACATTGGAGTGGGAAGTATTAAGCGACGGAAAACCACAATACACTAGGTATTCAGGTACATAATAAGAGGGGCATAACAGCCCCTTAAAATTTTATTGGAGGGATTTGTATGTCGAGAATGATAGATATTAGGTCAAAAATTACAAACCAATTGCCGGTAATACAGATAACAGACGAGATTGTTGTTACCGTGAATAACAGAAAAAGCAATATA